TCGTTTCTTTGTCTTTGGCCCGCCAAGTCACGTAGAAGAAGGGCTGTTTTGCCTGACCGGGATTCTTCGTACCGGGAAACATGCCTTTGTTGGCAAAGCCTACTGTACCGAATTCAATCCAGCGCGCGTAGTAAGCTTCTTTGTTGCCTGCATAGATCGTGATCGTCCAATCAGCAGCAAGGCTGGCTTCGACGGTTGCGATAACCATGCTGCCCTTTGGCGCTTTGCCCCAAGTCCAGCCGATGCTTTCCCTTAGTGCGCCGTCATCTTCAGCAACACGACGTTTCATCATATCGACGATATCGTCAGCGCCCTGCTCCATAGCACCGCGAACCATGTCGCGAGCGACTTTCGGCAGGCGTTTGAATTTCTGTTCGAGTTTAGCAAGCCCCAGAATACGAGCACCGATAGCCATCAGCCACCGCCCTGCACGACAGCGCGCATTTCGATGTACTGATTAACCTCATCGGGGTTAGCACAAGACTGGATCTCGTAAAGAACGCCAGTTCGCTTGTTCCTCGCGCGCCATGACGGTGTGACGCCTCGTGTTCGCGGTTCACTGCGAACAACAAGCGTATAAGGCTGGATACCTTGCGTACGAGCGGCGATGTCCGTTTCGGAACCGAGGCGGGGCTGCAAACGAGCGGCGGTTTCGAACTTGTCGACCCAATCTTGGCTAGTGCCGCCGCCCTCGTCCCTCACCGCTTCACGCTGCTGAAAGACGACGATGTTGTTGAGCGCACCTGCGCCTTTACGTGTCGCCATCCTTCTCACCTTTTCTCGGAGTTTTCAGGCGAACAGCCTTGTTGCGTTCGATTGCAGCAGTTGCGCAAGGCGAAGTCACAAGGCCAGACCAGCCAGCCTTATAAGCAATCGTGACCTGCGGCAGTGGCTTCCAGTCGAAGTCTTCGGAGAAGCGGACGTGGGGCATTAGGACACCTCTTCTTCAATCCGCCAAACCCGATAGGCTGAAAGTAGCGCACGAACATGCCGAGGTAGCACCGCGTCTCCGCTCGCGCCCATGTCAGGCTCGCGATTTTCGTAAAGGTCTGCGCCGACGAGCAAGATTGCAGCTGAAACAGCGTCATTAACGACGATGCCGTCTGTAAGTGACGGCGTTTGACCCGCCGCTACGACCTCGCGATCGAGGTATTCAGTGACCACAGTTTCCGCAGCCACCAGATAGAGCGTTAGCTCGTCGTCTTCGTCGTCATGAAAAACGCGTAGGTGACGCTTGAATAAAGCAAGATCAATCAGAGCCATCGCCACCACCTTCAGGTGGTACTTCCGGCTCCGGTTCGGGCTGAGGATTTGGAAGAACGACCCCAGCGCCGATATAGCTGGCTACCCGCCTCTTACGCGTCTTTGTCAATACTGCCATTTGATTTCGCCTTTTGCTAGGGCTTGGTGCCATTGTCTGGCGTGCCGCCGTCCTCTTCTTTAGTCGCATCTGTCTTGCCAGCCAAAGACACAAGGCCCTGCGCTTCCAGCTGTCGAGCTTCGCCAGCTTCAACTTCAAAAGACGGGCTCTTGCGAGTTTTTAGATCTTTGCCGAGAGCAAAAGTCTTCAGTGCTTTGACTTCTAGAAAATCGGTCATGTTCTCTCCAATCTGGAAAAGGGGAGCCGAAGCTCCCCACCCCAATTAAGCGCCTTCGACGTCGCCGGTTACGAACGACTCTGGACGATAGACGGCGAATGCCAGTCGCTCTTCCGCGCGGATCGTGAACATGTTCTTTTCGAAGTCGTCGACGTTCTCGCTCGACAGCAACACTTCGATATCAAGACGATCAAAGATCTGTGCCGCGAAGCTGAACGCACCAGTGAGGAATTCACCTGCAGCCATAGCCTGCGTGGAAACCACTGGCAGGTTCCAGAGAGTTGGCGTCAGCGATCCCTGCGGATTGCCGATGATGTAATTGCCACCGGCATCTTTGGTCAGCTCAATCTTCGTCCAATCAATTGGATTGAGGACAAAAGCTGTGGCCGGATACTCAGCAAGAACAACCTGAAGGATTGCGAGGCGCAGGCGGTCAATACCTGTTGCGCCTGGCAAAGTGAAGGCCGGGCTAAACGCAGTTGCCTGAGGAACCAGACCGTGAATGTTCTGACCGGTGCCAGATCCATTGAGCAGCTGGTTTTCTTCCGCGAAGCGCAGACCGTAACGAGCACGGCCATCGATATAGGAACGAAGAGCCGGTGCATCGTCCAGGATCTGGCGCGAAGCCTTGAACAGATGAGCAATAGTGCGAACCGGCGCAGAAGTCATATCGAACGTCAGGTCCGAATATGGCTTTGCAGTCGTTTCAGCGACAGGAGCCGCATTGTTCGTGTAGCCGGTTTCCTTCACGTACTCGATAGAGCTCGAAGAAGTCTGGCCCGGAAGCACAAGATCTCGAATTGTGAGAGTACGCTCTGGCAGACCAAAGATGCCCGGCACTCGTGCGCCTGGTACGAGCGAAGTGCCCTGACTACGACCAGCGCCGACCGTGGTGTTGGCCGAAGTGATTGCAGCGCGATCTGCCGTTACCTTGATCGAACCGCGAGACGATCCGGTCAACATGCCCGCTTTATAGTCGGCAGAATCGATAACCAGATCGCCGAGCGACTTCTGTTCGTTCGCTCCGTCTTCCTTTTCACGGGCGGCACGCTTTTCTAGGTCGCCGAGACGTGTGGTCATGTCGCCGAGTTCACAAAGGGCCTTGTCGGTCTTTTCCTTGAGCTCAGCAGAAACTTCGCCGTTAGCAGCAAGTTTCGACGTAAAGTCTACAGCGAGATTGCCGACCTGTTCCTTGATGGAGGCAAGCGAAGTACCAAGCTCGCCGATTTTATCGGCAAGTACATTATCAGCCATGTGTGGCTCCTTAATTTTTGAAGAGTGGTGTGTTTGCTTCGGCCAAAAGCCGGTTTAGGGCTGCCAAAGCAGCAGCATCCGTCTCGACGTCAGGAGCCCCCTGACCTTCCTTGAGGTAGAGCCGAGCGGCCCGCTCTGCCTCAGAATTCGATAGGTTTAGAAGACCCTTCAAACCATTCTCGAATTCGCGTTTGGTAATCTGTTCGCCTGTTGCCATTTTCGAGGCAAGAAGCGTAGCAGCATCGGCCTTAGCGGCGTTAGATGCTTTAACCCGGCGCACATATGCTGGCTCGGTATCGGCGCCAAAGCGTGCAAGTGTCTCGTCAAGCGTTGCGACACGATCAGCCATACCCAGCTCGATGAGCTTTTCTGAGTAGAAAACCCGGCCCTGACCGAAGTCGGCTTCGACGCGCGCTTTTGTGATACCGCGACCATCGGCAACGCTTGTTAGGAAGCGTTCATATGAGCGATTTACGCTTTCCTGAATGTAAGCCAACGTTTCCTTGCCAAGCGGCTCAGTTTCGTTGCCTTCGACCTTGTGCTTGCCAGCGGAAATATACGTCCGCTTGACGCCGGCCTTATCCAATGCAGCGGAAATGTCATCATGCGCTGTGTATACACCGATCGAACCGGCACGGCCCGACGGCGTAACAACGATCTCGTCAGCGGACGACGCCAGCCAGTACGCGGCACTTGCGGCAAGGCTGTTTACTTGCGCGATGATCGGCTTTTCGCCGCCGCGTAGCTTGCGGATCTCGGTGGCAAGTTCGTCGGTACCGGGAACGGAACCGCCAGGGCTATCAACATCAAGCACGACAGCCTTTACATCATCATTAGACAGCGCCTTGTGAAGCTGCCGCTTGATGCCGGCATATGAAGTGCCTCCGCTCATCGCAGAAAACATGTCCATACGGTCAGAGAGCACCCCATAGACAGGGATCACAGCGACCTTGCCGTCGGTTTCCGCGATCTCTTTCGCCCGAGCATCCGAAACAGCAGCAGCGAATTCTGACGTCACAAACTTATCGCCGGCAGCACGAGCTGCAATAACATCCGCAAGAACTGCCAGTTTTTCGCGCTGAATCGCCCACGGCTCAGCCTCAAAGGCTGTCAAAATGTGTTCGAATTTCATAAAGTATCCTTAAGTAGCGCGCGTGTCCGGCGCGTCATCAAGTGATGGTCCGCCGTTATGGCCGATGCCGTGCAAGGGTTGCATTGTTCCGTTGACGATGAGCTCGTTACCGCCAGGCATTTCAGCCTTATTTTCATAGGATCGAGCTTCGTTCGGCGTATAAATGCCGTTCTGAACCATCCGTTGAAGGAATTCAGCGCGCGCTTGGCTATCGCCTCTCAGCAAGCCTTCCATATTGAACTTTACAACAGTCGTTTTGCGCGTCTTTGCGTCCAGCAAATCTCGATAGACTGCCGATTCAATGCTGCGCAGTAACGGAGTAAGGCAGGTCTTGGTGAATTGCAGTATTAGCTGCTCGATCCCGCTGCCCCATGTCGTTGTGCCATTTGAGGCATGCCCGATCATTACCGGAGGAACACCAAAGATACGGCAGATCTGCTCAACGCTGAACTGGCGCGTTTCGAGCATCTGTGCGTCTTGCGGATTGATTGTCAGCTGCTGGTATTTAAGCCCAGCTTCTAGAACAGCAATCTTACCGGCCTTATCAGACCCGGCGAACTGGCCAAGTACCTCACCGAGCTGTTTGCGCTGATCTGACTTAAGGATCTGGTCAGATGAAAGAACGCCCGCAACCTGCATGCCGTTGGCAAACATTTTGCCAGCCGTCTTTTCACCCGCAAGTGCGTTGCCGACAGTGTTCCGGACAACGCCAATTGGCGAAAGACCGCGATCACAGCCGGGAATGACCATGCCGCGGACATGAAACATCTTGTCTTCGCTGATACGACGGATTGTGCCTGACTTGCCTTTGGCGGTTTCGGTCACTTCGTAGTATCGATTGTTTCGATCGTCACGGCAGACCTTAACGGCGAGCGGATGAAACGGATTCAAGGCCGTAAGTCGGCCGCCGTTCATCTTCTTTTCCGCAAAGAAGTTGCCGTCCAGACAAAGGCACATCGCAACCATGGCCCAAAAATCGGACGCGGTGTCGTCAAGATTGGGCATATCGTGGAGTAGCTCATACAGAACGTTTTCACGATCGATGGTGACGCCGTCGTCCTTGAACACGTTGCATGGCAGCGTTTTCACAGAATTAGCTACTAGATTGACGCACGCCCATACGGCATCGAGCTCAAGAGCCTTTTCATACGTTACTGTCTCACCTGC